AATGAGCATAATCTCTCTAAACCTATAATGAACTAGTTAAAAAATAAAAAAAAAATAATAATAAAATAATAATAAAATAATAATAATAAAATAATAATAAAATAATAATAATTGTTAATAATTATTATTATATTAATTGTAATAATATTTACATTTTTCTATTTATTGGATTTCTATTTATGAGATTTATATGTGGCGCGGCATCTTTTATCCTTTAAAGCTTGGAAATATTTCATTTTATTATCCTTGGCGAATTTTAATACATGAGTAATCCAAGCACTCACTTTGCCTCTTGTTTTTTTTCCACGACGACCCTTTCTTCTTCTTGCTCCGCCCGATGCATCATGATCATCTTCTTCTTCCTCTTTTTGCTGCTGTTCTTGTTCTTCTTGCTGTTCTTGCTGTTCTTGCTGTTCTTGCTGCTGCTGCTGCGAGTTACCACCATAAAGTCTCTGTTTTCTTGATCTTCTTCTTTTGGTTGATCCTTTTCTTGCTTTTCTCCCTTTTCTTCCCTTTCTTGTTGTTCTGCGACGTCTTCTTCCGCCTGCTAATGCACTTCCTGTTTCAGCTCCACCATATGGTTCCACTGTGTCTGAACCGCCTTGCATTGATCCTAATAATTTGTCTAGCATTTTATATATATATAAAATATATTATATTTTATAAATTTAATTAATTGCTAAAGTTATTAAATTATTAAAATTATTAAAATTATTAATTATTAAAGTTATTAAAGTTATTATATTACTAAATAACTTTGGCAACTTTTCCATATTTTAATATATCTAATATTTTAGAAGTGGTTGGAAACTCTTCATCTCCGTAAATATCTTGTAATAACAACCATTCAAAAATTCCTCCTAAATAAACGTATATGTTTACAAATCCCAATTTATATAGTTGGTTATATTTGTAAATTACTTTATTATCGCTACAATTCTCTCCATATATTACTATTTTTATAGATTTATTAGTTTTCAAATATTTATTTATTATATCTTCTTCATTGGACGCGACAATACTATTTTTAATTAAACATTCTTGCTTATCATAATTGAGTGTATTAATTAGTATTATTAATTCGCTACTACTATGAATACATTTTTGTACGTATGCATAATTTACTTTATTTATGCTGCTTATATTACCCATTATTAATATAATACACTGTAATTTAGTTATTATAACGTAATAAAATTTTATATTTTATATTTTATATTGTTATATTGTTATATTGTTATATTGTTATATTATTTAAACTCAACTGTTGTAACAATAAATTCTTTATTTATTGACCGCGATGCGTTAGACGATAATTCTTCGCGTTTTTTACGCGTTTTATTGTTAGTCGATGTGCTAGATGAATACGAACCGCTACTTTCATCTGACGATATAGACGTTGTTGAATTAATAGAACTATTCTTTACTTTAGAGCAACAATTTCTTAAGTTCATGTCATTTTCAATTATTTTATAATTTGTTTCAATATATTCTAATATTTGATTTTCTATAGTCCATTTAAAAAAATTAAGTTGCCCTAATGTTGTTTGAATGAATTTGTCATCTTTATACGGAACATTAATCCTGTCCCATCTACAAAATGGATCAAATTTCTTTTTGCTATATGCTTTTAGTTTAAGCTTATAATCATTATAAACATTTACTTTTTCCATTTTATTGTCCTTATTTATCATGTATACAACATAATTCTTTTTTGAGTAATTTGTAACAAACCAATCCACTATTCTTAAAGATATAGGTGATGATCCGTTTATAATATTAATCATTTTATCAAAATTTGTATTTTCACTATAAAATTGTAATAATTTATTTAATAATACGTCACTTTGTGTATCTATATACAATGACATGTTTTAATGTTAAGAATAGCTTAATATTTATATTAAAATTATTAATTTATATTTAATTTAAATATAGGGAAAATTTAACATTATTTAGCAAATTTTTAGGAATAACACATATTTAGCAAATTTTAATTTTAATTTAAATTTAAATTTTAATTTAAATTTTAATAATATATATAATATATAATTTATTTTTTATATTGTTATAATATATAACAATGTATACTAAATGCAAAACTACAAGACATCGTTGTTCATCAAATAAAAAGTGCTATAGAAAATCATCATGGGTAAGAAAAAACCCAATAAAAAGATGCAAAGTTGGTACAAGAAAATGCAGAGATAATAAATGCCATAAAAAAAAAGCTAGTTCAATTAAAAATAAATCACCAATTAAAGCCATAACAAATAATATGGTAAGCAAAATCGCGTCAAATTTAGCGCAGACTATTTTGTCAAAAAGAAGTAGCACAAGAAAACGCCCTCCATGGCGCTATTAAATGTTTGTAGTGCTTTATACTATTTATATAAAATCATATAAATAGTATTTAATAAACTATTATAGAAGATTTTGCTATAACATGTATTATGCTACCAGTCATAATACCGAATATTATGAAAAATATATTTGTGAATTATGCACAAAAGTAGTAAAACATAATGCGTCTAAACTAGTATATGATGTTAATAGAGAGAAATATGTTGTTTGCTTTAAATTTAATGAAAACTATTATGATTTAAGCGATGATGACAAATATTATGTAAAACGCTATTTAGAGAAAAATTATTTAGAAGATTGTATTAGAAAAACGCATTAATTTTATTATTTTTTATTTGCTTGGATCCTTGCTTTAGCTATCCATGCTTCAAGCTGTTTATTATTTAACTCATAAAAATTATTTTCAAGCATAATGTCAATACTTTCTTTATCAGTATTACGCGCCATTTGAATTAAATCTGCCTTTGCTTTGGCTTTCATTGCAGAACTTTTTTTATATAGTTCCAGCGCCAATTTTTCAAGTTTTGCGACATCAGCAGATGTCTCTGCTTTAGGTTTTGCTTTTTTTGTCTTTTTTAAAGCCTTAAGGCGGGCTTTTTCTTCCTTAATTCTAGCTTTTTCTTCTTTTTTAAATGCTCTTACATCTTTTAGAATTTGAGCTTCTGCCCTTTTTTGTGATCTTAGAGCTGCTTTTTCTGCTTTTAATGTTGCGTTTTTTACTCCGCCATGTCTTCTGTTATGTCTTGCTCTTCGTGTTTGCTTCATTTATATAATAATACATAATATTATATTGCTAAATATTATTTAAAAAACTATTTAAAAACATAATATTATGTTTTAATGATTGGACCAAATAAAAAAAATAAGTTGAAGCTTTAAGCAAATGATTTAATTAGCTGCTTTAGTTTTAGTTTTAGGTTTAGTTTCGGCTTTAGCTTTAGCTTTAGCTATCCATGCTTCAAGCTGTTTATCAGTTAACCCGTAAAAATTATTTTCAAGCATAATGTCAATTCTTTCTTTATCTACATCACGTCCCATTTCAATTATATCTTCCTTTGCTTTGGCTTTCATTGCTGAACTTTTTTTATATAGCTCTAGCGCTAATTTTTTTAGTTTTACGGGATCTTCTGTTGTCTCTACTTTAGTTTCAGCTTTAGTTTCAGCTTTAGTTTCAGCTTTAGTTTCAGCTTTAGCTTTAGTTTCAGCTTTAGTTTCAGCTTTAAGTTTATCATAATTTTCGTATCCAGGTGGTCTCTGCCTTTTTACATATGCCATACGCTCCATATCCCATCCAGAGCTGCCTTTAAGAAATTCAGCATAATCTTTATAGTAGCTAGGCACACTAGTTTTGCCTTCTCTAATTTTTTGTGCTAAATATTGTAGCTGCATAATCACCATCCTAGTATGGTAAGCTTCTAATCTTAATTCTTCTAATACAGGATTTGTAGCCGGTCGTGCTTTACTACGCGTTCGCCGCGCAGGTCCATCTAGACCCGACATTTCTAAACGTTTTATTTCTGCTTCTTGCGTTTTTAATATTTTTTCATTTAATGGAAGAGCAGCAAGTATGCGACGCTCATATTCGGCTTTATCTGCATTTACTTTATCTGCAATTAATTTATCTGCTTTTACTTTATCCGCTAGTGCTTTAGTTGCTAGGGCTTTAACTACATCCCTTTTGGGAACCATTGTCATTATTTTTTCCATAATACCTTTTTCATAAAACTGTGCATTATTAGCTTTTACATTTACGTTATTCAACATAGTTTTAACTAAGAAAGGTAATTCGTGTACCTTACCGCGACCTCGCCTTTTTGAATTCAATTTTTTTCTTGAAAGCCCTCCAACTCTTCGAGTTTTTTTCACTCTTCGAGTTTTTTTCACTCTTCGAGTTTTTTTCACTCTTCGAGTTTTAACCATTTATATAATAGTTATATAATTGTTATTTAGTAATTTATAAATCTACTAAATCCTTCCATTATTATAATATATTATAATTATAATAATAACAATAATAACAATAATATGCCTAGAACAAGAAATATAAATATTAATAGACGTAATAGAAGGAATAGTGCTAATTTAAGATCCACTCTTCAAATAGAACCTTTAGATAGCATTCCACCTCTTCCGCCTCTTCAACCTATTCCTTCATTACCTCTTCCGCTTTTCCAACCTCTTCAACCTATTCCTTCATTACCTCTTCCGCTTTTCCAACCTCTTCAACCTATTCCTTCATTACCTCTTCCGCCTCTCCAACCTCTTCCTTCTATTCGTCCACTTACTCGCACAAGTAATCCAACAATACGTTTCTCGACAACATCAGACCATAAACCTGTTTGTCTTGATTTTAGATTAGAAGGATTAGAAGGAAACTTTAAAAAATTTAAAAAATTAATTTTAAAAGGATTGTCCTATAATATGAGTTACTTAAGTGATATTGGTCCTATGTATCCATATGCAAGCAATGCAAGCGAAGCTTATTTTCTATCACGGATAGAAGGACCAGATAAAAGATTATATTGGAAAAATGCCGCAAATTTAGTATATGATTTCTTTAGCACTCAAAATCCACATGTAATGTTTTTTCAAGAAATGAATGATAGAAAAAGAATAAGCAATACAAACCCATATGAAGTAACATTGGAAAACGGCGAATTCAAAGGAGGCTACCAAGCATTATTAGAACTTCTTAATGGAGGACCATCAGGAATTATATATAGCGTTGAAATACCTGCAGACCCAGAAGGCTCATATTATGTACATGGTAGTTTCGGTAATTTTTGCTTTGTTGCTTACTCTATTAAGAAGGGCGGAAATTATCCAACAGTGCTTACAATATGGAATAGATTAGTTTTAGGAGAATTTGAAAATTTCTACGGTAATGACATAGGTTATCATAGTCTATATCAGCCTGATAGTCAAGGTGAACCAAATAGACACCTTGGTAGACCTTTTTCGTGTGTTAGAACGACCGCTCAAGCAAACTTAATTAATATTCATGGTCCAAATTGGCCATATTATGCATCAACTAAACTCAAAATGGTTATTGAACGTTATATGGAGGAAGCAAAAGAAAGATTTGGTGATATATGGAATGTAAAATCAACAGTTATAGGAGGAGATAGCAATGACGCGCTCAATATATTGAGTAGCATAGACTTTAATGATGAAATATATACTTATAGAGGCAAAAAACCATTAACATGTTGTGCTGAAAGATCAGACGATAACTTGCTTAAACCTTACAGACATAGTGGCGATATTATATTTGTCGCTAACCCTAAACGACCTATAGAACTTTATCAACCATCAAATACAAGTATTGCATACGGACAATATTATGTTAAAAAAATAAGAAAAAATAAAAAAAAGAAATCGTTAAAGCGTAAACCTAATGAACGTAAACCTAATGAGCGTAAACCTAATCAACAAAATAAAAGACACACTTATAAGCAGTTCTAAACATTATAAATCTAAACATTATAAAACCAAGTACTAAAATAAAATTTATCATAAGGCTGTGACCCTTCACTAATTAGTTTATTTAAATTATACAATCTATCATAATCATTTGACCCGCCGTCAACTCTATAAAATAATAAATGACTTGTTAAATCGCAACTTAATACATCAATATATCCCATTCCTCCATATTTATAGCCAATATCAAAAACTTGTGTTTGCCCGCGACGACATAACTCTGTATAACGTTGCAATGCTTCATCAATACTCATAATAGTCCATGGTCCATAATATATTTCCTTACGTTGATGTCCTAATAATTCATATATAACTTTTATATTTCTATTTAAACCTTCCGGGATTTGTTCACCGCTATATAACATATTATATTGCTGAAATGGCTCACAATTATTACTATTCATAAAAAACGGCTCACGTGAAGAAACATAATCACTATTTGAAATAGACGCATTTTTTAATACTTCTAAAATCTTTCTGATTTCAGATGACTTTCTGTTAGTATTGGCCATATTATTTGTAAATAATATAACTTATATTTATGTTATTAAGTCAATTTTTTTAATACTATTAAATTGTGCTCTAATTGCTTTGAAAACTTAAATTTTGCGCTATTTTTTCGGCGTCTTTGCAGATTACATTTTAAGCAACATATTATTGTATTGCTATTACTATGCTCATCATAATTATTTATTCTATCGAGGGTCCATTGACATTGTTCTCTCGAATTTTTAAATAATATTAGCGTTTTAACATTACAATAATAACATAACATGGTGCTAGCTGCCAATTTTTCAATAATATTTTCTAATGTTATAAAATTATTATAACTATCATATGTTTTTTTTATATCTTGTTGTTTATAACAATCTAATTTATACTTTAATGCTCTTATAAAGTATTTATCCTCGTTAAATGGTGTATTATTATATAGCTTTTGAATTAATACTAACTGCATGGTATAATTATCATAAATGTTAAGAATAGATCCACTCATATCGTTAACTTCATTGTTTACTTTGTTAGTGCTTACTTTGCTTACTAAATCCAAGTATGATTTTTTCTCATACATTATTTTGTCATTACTTATTTTTTTTGTAGCGTCCTCAATATTTTCATTATTTTCTATCTTCTTAATACATGTTTTTTTTGCGCTGTTATATATAATAACTTTACTCATATTATAAATATAATCTATTTACTAAACCTATATTATATTAATATTGTTTTATATTATATTATTATATGATTATTATATAAAATTGAAATATTATACTAATATAATAGAGAGAAACCATGCCTCCGAGTAAGAAAAAAGTTAGTGAAAATTGCGATTTATTAAATGCTATGAATTGTGAAGCAAGTAAAAATGTATTAGATGCGAATGCTAATGCGAATGCGAATGCTAAAGAAAGCAAAAATAAAGACGACTATTGCAAAGAATTAAAAAATATTGCATATAAAACAATGCTGCTTAATGGACAGGAAATAGTTCCCGAAATAAATAATACAAATAACAATATATTATCAAATTTTTTGGAAAGCGAATTGACTGCAAACAAAAAGGAAAATTGGAGTAAATTAGATAAAACACAAAAAATAAAGAAACTAACCACGCATATAGATATTTTGCAGAAAAAATTCGAATTAAGCGACGCCGAAACTAATAAATGTCACAAATACTTATTAAAATGCTTAGAAAGAAAAGCCCTTAGCAAAGTCAAGGACGTAATTTATGATAAAGAAACCGGACTAATTAGCAGTATACCGAATTTACATTTTGATGCTATTGAAAGAATTTTTATTCTTAAAAAAGACGACAAGCATGTGTCTACTGTAAAATGTTTACCATGTGATAACAAATCAAAGGCCAAAACAATTAAAATTCATGATTTAACATAAGTCGGGCTTTAAGTTCGTTTTTAATATATTTGTTTCTTTAAGTTCGTTTTTAATATATTTGTTTCTTTAAGTTCATTTTTAATATAGTTAATGCTTTAAATATTTTAAAATTGATTTTTTTGATTTATTATATTATATAAAGTATATAATAGTTATTTTCTAAATAATATAAAATAACTATGAAATATAACACCTATATATGTTACTTAATAACTAAATACAAAATTGCGGACATTTTAAATATAACAAACACTTATGTTAATAAGTCTTATCAAGAATTATTAATAAACATTATTGAATTTATGATGGATTATATTAACTCCAATTTATTACAAATGATGTATTACGATTTGTATGATGAAATATACGAAGACACAAGCGAAATATTTTATGCGCAACTTATAGAAACTGGTCTGTTGTCTTCTATATTTAATATACACAAAGATGATGCGTCTAACCTATTACATTTAACTATTGAATTAGGTCAAAATATACTTTTCAAATTTTATATTCCCAAAAGATCATACAAAAAATCATATATTAGAAAAACAACATCCAATCATAATGTAATTAAAGAGACGCTTTTCAAATTACAAAATATTCCTCAACCCGAACAAAGAACTCCGGAGTGGTATGTTTTCAGAAATTCCACGTTAACCGCTTCCAATATATATAAAATATTTACTAGTGAAAGTTCCCAATCCCAATTAATACTTGAAAAATGTTGTCCTAGCGATCCTAGTAAGTATAAAAATAATAATCTTAATTCGCCCATGCACTGGGGTCAAAAATATGAGCCTGTTTCAATATTGTATTATGAACACTTAAATAATACAAAAGTGTCGGAATTTGGATGTATTCCTCATGCTAACTATAGCTTTATTGCTGCATCACCTGATGGAATTGTATGTGATGAAAATAGTCCTATTTATGGCAGAATGTTGGAAATTAAAAATGTTGTGTCACGAGAGATCAATGGAACACCTAAAATGGAGTATTGGATACAAATGCAACTACAAATGGAAGTATGCAATTTAAATGAGTGCGACTTTTTAGAAACAAAATTTCTTGAATATTTTGGGGTTGAAGATTATAAAGAAGATTATGATGCTAATATGTCTAATAATAAGCAAGGCGGTAATAAGCATTGCGGCTTTATTATGCAGTTTTCAATTAATAATGAAGACGTGCATTATGAATATCCTCCGTTTAATTTACATGATGTAGAAAGCGACGCTTATAGTATGTGGATGGAACTTATGCTTGAAAAAAATAAAGATTATAGTTATGTTAGAAATATATATTGGAAATTAGAAACTATTAGTTGTGTTTTAGTATTAAGAAATAAGTTATGGTTTAAACATATTCAGCCTTATATTGAAACTTTTTGGAATGCTCTAGTAAGCGAAAAAAATGATGGGTCATATGTAAACCGACTAAATAATAAACGAAAATCTAATAACGAAGAATATAAAGAAAAAGGCGATTTTTATAAGTCCGGATGTTTAATTAAATGTTAGTGTTTGATTTTGTATTATTATCTTTTTTTTGTTATTTTGTTATTTTTGTTATTTTTGTTATTTTTGTTATTTTTGTTATTTTTGTTATTTTGTTATTTTGTTATTTTGTTATTTTGTTATTTTGTTATTTTGTTATTTTTGTTAAATATTTATTATTAGCATTTAAAATTAAATTAATAACTAATATATTAATTTAATTATAATTATTAGCGCTATGAGAAATACTAAATCTAACGATTTAGAAATGCATGTTATTAAGCGTAATGGCAAAAAGGAAATCATTTCATTTGATAAAATTCTTAAGCGTATTAAATCACTAGGAAAACATTTTAACTTACAGCATATTATTTTCGCTCAACTAGCCATGAAGGTTATTGACCAATTATATGATAATATTCAAACCACCAAAATCGACGAATTAACTGCCGAACAATGTGCTTCTATGTCTTCGGTCCATCCGGACTATACTAAATTAGCCAGTGCTATTGTTGTTTCAAATTTACATAAAAATACAAGCGACTGTTATTATGAAACAATTAAAAAGCTCTATGATTACAGAGACATTAATAATAATAGCTTTAGATTAATTCATGAAGACATTATGAATATTGTAGAAACCAATAAAGCAATTATTAATTCTTTTATAGATTATGAGCGTGACTATGCTTTTGATTTTTTCGGTTTTAAAACATTAGAGCGCGCATATTTAATGCGTTGCAATAAAATCATTGTTGAGCGCCCTCAGCATATGCTTATGCGAGTTGCACTTACTATTCATGGGTCAAATATGGAAAAGGCGAAAGAAACATACGACTATATGTCGCAAAAATATTTTATTCATGCCACTCCTACTTTGTTTAATGCCGGATCACCGCGACCACAATTAAGTTCGTGTTATTTGCTGTCTATGGAATCCGATTCGATCGAAGGCATTTTTAACACCCTTAAAGAATGTGCGCAAATCTCTAAATGGTCAGGCGGTATTGGACTACATGTTCACAATATTAGGTCTTCGGGTGCATATATTAAAGGCACAAACGGAACATCAAATGGATTAATACCCATGTTAGGTGTGTTTAATAAAACCGCGCGCTATGTTGACCAGGGTGGTAAGCGTAATGGCAGTTTTGCCATTTATATTGAGCCGCATCATCCAGATATTGAAGATTTCTTAGACTTGAAAAAAAATCATGGAGACGAAGAAAGCAAATGTCGAGACCTATTTTATGCGCTATGGATCAGTGACCTCTTTATGGAGCGAGTTGTGGGCAATAAAGTATGGAGCTTGTTTTGCCCTGATAAATGCCCAGGACTAAGCGATTGCCACAGTGAGGCCTTTAGAGAATTATATTTAAAATATGAAGATGAGGGCAAATTTAACAAGCAAATAAATGCGCGCGATTTATGGATTAAAATTTTAGATTCGCAAATGGAAACCGGAACACCCTATTTGTTATATAAAGATGCGGCAAACGCTAAATCTAATCAGAAAAATTTAGGAACAATTAAAAGCTCTAATTTATGTACCGAAATTATTGAATATAGCGATTCGCAAGAAACCGCGGTATGTAATTTAGCTTCTTTAGGGTTACCTATGTATATTACTGAAGCTAAGACTTTCGATTATGAAAAGTTGTATAATGTTGTGCAAGTTGTAGTGTCAAATCTAAATAATGTTATTGATATTAATTATTATCCTACGCCAAAAACAAAGCGATCGAATTTTAAACATCGGCCTGTTGGAATTGGAATTCAAGGATTAGCAGACGTTTTCTTTAAGCTGGACTTAGCTTTTACATCAGACCAGGCAAAAGAAATTAATATTAAAATCTTTGAAACAATCTATTATGCAGCATTAGAAAAGAGCATGTTATTATCTAAGCAACGACTTGAATATATGAGATTTTTGAAAGTGCAATATTATTTAAATAATTGGACTTTTATTACAGACGAAGACGAATGCCGGGAATACAATATTTATAATGTTAGTGACGCATCAATTCATATTGCTATAGAAAATGACAAATTAATTGAACAAGCACTTGCTAGCGTTAAACCCGTTAAAGCCGAAATTGACAACCTAGACAGCGAATTTCTTGGAGCATATAGTTCCTTTAAAGGATCGCCTGCAAGTTATGGACAGTTACAGTTTGATTTATGGAATGTTACTCCTAGCTCTGGGCGCTATGATTGGGCTGCGCTAAAAGAAAATATTATGACTTATGGAATTCGTAATAGCTTGCTTGTTGCACCCATGCCCACTGCTAGCACTAGCCAAATTTTAGGAAATAATGAGTGCTTTGAACCTATTACAAGCAATATTTATAGTAGGAAAACTTTGGCGGGTGATTTTGTGTTAGTAAATAAATATTTAGTGGAAGATTTATTGAAGCTTGGACTATGGAATGAAGATCTAAAAAATAGTATTATTGCAAATAAAGGCAGTGTTAGTCATATTCAAGATTTGGTGCCTCATTTGAAAGAGAAATATAAAACTGTATGGGAATTACCCATGAAAGAAATTATTAATATGTCTCGCGATAGAGGCGCTTATATTTGCCAATCGCAAAGCTTAAATTTATGGATTGAAGATCCCGACTCCAAAATTCTCACAAGTATGCATTTTTATTCTTGGAAGGCCGGCCTTAAAACAGGAATATATTATTTGCGCAGAAAAGC